CCCTCTCGATGCTGAGAAAGTGTCCCTCCCTGTAACGAAATCCCACAAAACAGGGAATCGCTAACAGGTAATGGAGGCCCGGAGCGGGTCTCATCATTTAGCCCATTTCAATGGGTTAGTACAGAGAGGGACAAAGAATCCTGTTAGCGATTTCCGCGAGGAGATTGCGCTATGCGTTACTGGCTAACCCGTGCAGCCGAGGCGGCTGTGATGATTATCGGCATCGGAGTGATGCTGTTTACCTGGGTCGCGATTGAGGGTCTACCGCTATGACCGGCGTGGCACAGGGCAAGCTGACGCCCGACACTCAGGCGAGCGGATCGATGCTACCGTCATTGCTTGGGATCAACCCATATCAGACGCCTAATGATTGCCTGGTAAAAGCGTTCGCCGCTATCGATAACGGTGGCAAACGTCCCGACACCGAGCGCGAATATATCGAGGCGGCGGATTGGGGTAACAAAACCGAGAACCTGATCCTCGAGGAGACTGCGCGGCGCCTGGGCGTCGATGCCCAGATTGATGTGCTCGAGGCTATCCAGCACCCGACTTTGCCCCTGGCGGTCAGCCTAGACGGTATAGGGCAGGGTACCGGCGAGGTATTTACCACTGACCCGGCTCGCGGGATCTATGTCATCGGCGCCGACGAGATCGTGCTCGATGGTCCCGGCATCCTGGAGAGCAAACTCACAGGCGTAGCGCCGAGCAATGAGCCAGCCCTTTATCGCGGACCGATCCAGGTCGAGGGTTGCATGATGTGTACCGGCTATAAATGGAGCGCAATCGGGACGCTTTACAAAGGCACCGAGTTGCGGATCTACCTTCTGCCGGCAGACCCGTCACGCCAGGCAAAGATTGAGGCCGACGTGCTCGACTTCCAGGCACGGGTCGATGGTTATAAAAATTTTGGTGATCGAGATTGGTATCCTGCGCTGACGCCGAACGATGCCGCGAACACCTGGCGCAGAGTCGACCAGGGCGATCCTCCCATCAAGCTTAGTGATGCTCTTAGCCAGTTGGCGATGGAGTACGACGACGCCATGAGGGCGCAAGCCGCAATCAACAAGCTGAAATCAGAAATCTCGACCGCAATTATGAATGCCTTGGAAAACAACCCCGAGGGATTGGTCATGGAAGATGGCAAACAGATCGGCACTGTGACCTGGGGGTTTAACCAGGCACGAAAAGGTTACACCGTCGAGCCTCGACCCGCCGCCCGCGCAAAATCAATTAAGGTGAAGATCGATGACTGAACCGCTGAGACCGAAAGAGGTGGAATTATTCGAGTACCTTGAGGGGTATATTCGGAAAAACAAATATGCGCCGAGGCTGCTCGATATCACGAAAGAGTTTAATTATAGCCCGCGCAGCAACGACATGATTTGCCGCCGACTTAAACGGCTCGAGGAAGCGGGCTTGATTTCGAGAGTTCCGATGCGCGTGCGTGGCATTACCATCACAGGCTCGCTTGAGGGCCAGGGGTTCGCTTAGCATGAAATGAGTGATCGGTGACGAAAACCGTGCGGGCGTCCACATCTACGTAAACCATCTCGACCCCGAGCTGCTTCTGCATTTTTGTCCGGGCTCTATGAATTCGCGCCGCGACTTTTCTACCAGGGTTCACGCGACCGGCATCTTTTTTAACCTGGATCAATCGCACGCCATCCTGATTAACGATGACGAGGTCTATCGGACTGTGACCCTGCCCAGATGGAAAAACCCAATAACCCAAGCGGGAAAAATATTCTTGCGCGATCAGCTCGCAAACGTATCCATCGATATGTCGGTAATCAGGCAATCGCCGCGATCATCTGAGCCATGCGCTCGGCTCGAGCTGGGGTGTCGATGCGCGCCCATTTAGAGGCGAGCATTTCATCCGCCGCAAATTCGTACTGCCTATCCTGGATAGCGTCGTGGAATAACCGGAACTGGGTCAAAGACGGTAAGCCGAGCTGGTAAGCCATTGCCGCGATCACGACGCCGACAACTTGCGGATGCTCATCGAGGTCAGGGTGCAGCCATCGCGCATCATTGATGCAGGTCTGAACGTCTTTCTCAAACCAGGCATCGCTTTGCTCCTGGCTGATAGGTGTACCGAGCGGCGCGTGATACAGATCGCCATCTGCCTCGATCAGCAAGTGGCCGCAGCCCGCAGTCTTTTTGCCCAGGTGATCGTTATACAGCTCGAGCACTTCGCCTTCCTCGCGATGCAGGATCTCGGTTAGTTGCTCGAGGAAAGTCATTTGCGTAGGGCTTTGACGACGCCAGTGACCAGGGCAGGGGCCGTATTTTTTAGCGCCGATATACCCCAGACGCCACCGACCATTCCGGCATAAACTTGTATGTACCACTCAGGCATCGCTGATAGCGCAATGTTGAAATATTGCTCGACGCCCACGGGATCAAATAGCGCCCAAACGAACGGGCCGGAGAACATTGTGAACGAGATCCGGCGCAGCCATTTATCCTTGTCCGTGAGGTTGGCCATCTCCCACTCGTGGTTGTTTGATTTCTCGTCGCGCAGCAACCGGGCGCGGTTTTCTTTTTCGGCCTTTTTGATTTCCTGTCCCGTTTTAACGTAATCGACCACACCACCGACGACGGGTTTCAAAAGTCCTGCGATCAGTCCGATCATGTTGCTTTCCTTTCACTGGCAACGACCGGATGCTTCGTATTGTGCATAACCTCGAGGTGCTGAATTCGAGCCAGCGCGTTAGCTACATCGGCCAAAAGTTTTGAAGTTTCTCGATGGCGAGCCTCAAGTTTGTCTGGGCTATTCATCTTTGCCAGCACATCGATGCGCTGTTCCTGTGTCTCGGTCAGTGTGGTCAACTTGTCCACGCGCATATCGAGGGAGCGCATCAGCTTATGCAGCTCCTTCGCTTCTTCGGTTAATTGCTTGATCTGCATCTTCCCGACAGCCGCAGCCCCGGCGACGGAAAACAGGATGCCGCCCAGCGTAATAATCAGACGTAAATCTATTGCTCCGTCCATGCCGCTTCCTTTTTCGGCGCCGCCGATGTAACGAAATGCCAATCGGTCCCCATGAGCGCGATGCAAACTGCGCCACTCATTTCCGGGGGTGATATTGTCAAAAGCCAGAAGCCTTGAGAGCTAACGGATAACTTTACTAGCGCGCCCTCGCGGATGCCGTAGCCGCGAACGTGTTCAAGCGGCTCAAATGCTTTGGCCTGTTGCTCGCTGACGCATGGAATTTCGGAGGCGTGCGGGGAACCTAGCGTTAAAGCGCAGCAAATTACTGCCGCAAAAAAAGCAAGCCACACGCGCCCGGTCATTCTATTTCGGGCCAATCGTAAAGGATGCCGGACTTGTTGCCGTCTACCCAGGTAACAAACAGCGCAGCCACAGCAGCAGTATCAGCCGCGCCGTCGATAGCCGCCTTCATCGCATCGCCCTTTGCGCGGATCGCGTCTCGGTGATCCTGCACCGCGTCAGGAATTGCGGTGCCTTTGTCTGCCTTGCGTATGACGTACCAATCGGACGACGCGAGAAGCGAACCCTGCTGACTGTTTACCTCGGCTTTAAGAGCCGATTTAACGCCTAGCTGAACTACCTGAACATCGTCATCGTCGAGCACCGGGTCGCCGTTCTCATCGACCACATCGACATCTGCAAGCGACTTTGCTTTTTTGCTGATTGTGCCATCGGCGTTTTGAGACCAGGTATATAGTCGGCTATCAGGCGGTGTCTCTGGCGTCACTTCGGTCAGCCCTGCCGCCGCCTTTTCATCTGCGGACCATATATGCCAGTTGCGCGGATGCTGGATGCCGTCGTTATCCGTCCAAGCCCGATGCTCGCGGATGGTTTGGTCGCCGTATTTCCACATAATCTTATCCTATCTTGCTGTAGCTGGTGCTATCCCATCGCCGCCGAAGGGGTTTTCTGCGAATGCCATATATATGAATGTTGCACTGCTGTTCACGCCGGGATCGGTGCCTCTCAACTTAAACCCATTGCTGAGAAGATCGGCATATTGACCACCACCTGACGTTGCTTCTGCGGCGTTTGTATTAGGAACCAAAATTTCTTTGGTAACATTAAACGGATCACGTTTATTATCTCTTAAATTCCAACTTTCCGCAGCGTCGATATTTTTTACCAGCAGAAAGGCGGGCGAAAATCCTGTGTAGATAAAGCTGCCGTCGGCATTTCCATTTCCCTCATAAGTACCGATAGAGCTAAAACCCGGCACGGAGGCGAAGAGATATGTGACGAAGGTCTTGGTGTTTTGGTTAGTTCCGTTGCTGGCCCCAACGCTAAATACCGACGAGGTTGGCAGCGTGTTGTTCCAGTAATTAACGCTAGTATCTCTTGCTCCACTGTCGTGCAAATTTAAATAATAATTGGCACCGCCCAGGTCTTTGTGCCAGACAACCCAGCCGGGATCAGCCGTTGCTGTGCGATCTTTTCTCATAATCAATTCCGGCGTTACGCCAAGCGAATGTGAAATCGTGTGCGCTGACCCGGTGCCGGTGTCGGTGACAATGTCAAACCCAGCGGTCGCCGACTCCTTCCACTGCCATGCGACATAATTTTCGGACGAGGTGTTAACTTTGTCATCTGCACCAAGCGCAAAACCGTCGCTTGCAAACGCCGTCACCGTGTCAGCGTCGGTGGATTCTGCGGTGGTAGCGTCTGACGAAATAATTTTTGTTGCGCCGCGCACGCTATCCGTCAGAACATGGCTGTCCGTTGCGGAGCGGTTTTTGATCCAAACCAGATCGGGTTGAAGGTTAGAATTGCCAGTGTTGGTGATCGATTGCGTTGAGCCGTTGCCGGTGTACAGCGTTGTCTGAAAATGCGCTGACGGATCAACTATGGCTGGGTCCGGTAGGTTGGCGGTAGATAATGCCTTAAATCCTGTAGGCGGTGTGTATTCGAACGAAGCCTCTGCAAATTTAAATTGCATATTTGTGACTGCGCCGCCGTCCTGTATCCACAGTTTGTACTGAACATTAGTAAGGCCGGTTATCTGACTGCCAGATGCGCTGTTATTGACGTACAAATCCAATGTCAAATTATCTGCATCAAACGCCAATGCAATGACATCGCCGTCGTTCACAGCCGTTCCTGATGAAGTATTCGAGTTATCTTTCTTTAGCTGACCACCACGTTGTTGACCTGCGCTAGTAGCGGCATGATCGGAGAAACTTGCCGAATATGCTACTGACGCATCGCATACTCCGAAGAAATGTGCGCCAGAGGTTCCAGTATTGATGTCAATACAGTCAATCTCAACATACCATTTGCCAGTTTTTGGGAAGGCAAAAGCATGGGTATTCGTGCTACTGCCACCTTTGTTTTGAAGATTACCATTTGCTAATGTCCCCCCACTATCTAAGGGATTTAGTGTCCAATGGTTTAGAGTCGGCGTATCCGGCATCTGATCTGCCGCTGCCAAGCCACTACTGGCAAAATCATTTCCATTTCCCGACTCGTCATCTCCAAGATCAGAGCTATCCCTGCCATCAATAAAAAATCCGTTGTTTCCGTAAGAACCGCTGTAGGCTTTCGGTATCCACACGTCATCATTGTTGTACTCACCAAAATCAGACGCAGCTTTTGCAGTGCCATCAATGAAATGTATTTCGGCCATGTAACCATCAAAGTAATTAGCAGCGGTATGACCTTCACCAATTCTATGATCTAAAGCATTATTAAAGGCTTGTTCTTCGTTTTGACCGGGAGTTGAATTTCTATCCCACTCAGTTTGTAATGCGCCATTTACGAAGCATTTGAAACGATCATTCGTAGTGCTTTGCGTGGTGTCGTATACAAAAACAAAATTATACCATGCTGCTGGATCACGAAACGCAATTTCAAGTTCCCAATTCAGTGCAGTTGTTCCGCTAGTTTCATTGTTGCAAACTAGCTTATCCATTTCCCCGTTGCCGCCATCACCTTGGTCAAACTCGATAATACCTTGTGCGCCTCCTCCAGCAGCTACGGTAAAAAACATTTGCCTTGTACCAAGATTAGCTCTTTTAATCCAAAGACTATATGTCCAAATTTTACGATTACTTGCAGTACCTAAAGTACGAGACAAATGGGCAGAATCGTCGTCGTTAAAACGAATGCTCTGATCAATCTCATATCCTGTTGCTTGACCAGCAGCACCCATTAAAAGATTATTACTAAATACCATTCTTATTAATCCTAACTATAAGCTTGAGTCATAACTGCTTGAATATTTTCAGCAGTATCATCAGAGGAAACTGAAACTACTATATAATCTAATCTATCCATTGCATTATCACCTGTGGATAGTGTTGGGGCTGTACCACCAATAAAGTTCCAACAGGCATTGTAAGCAACTGTACCAGAGCCACCATCCTGCATTAGAAGAATACTACCCACCTGTCCTACTCTTGCATTGGTAGGCCGTGCCAGTGTATGTGCAGCAGTAACAGAGGTAAAGAAGTTTTGTGCTATACCAAAGTTCAAAGATACAGATGTCACACCGTTAATTGCAGTGGTATGTACAGCAGCCGCAGCAGACTCGCTTAGTTGTAGTTGTCCCTCCAGAGAAGTATTACCAGATACTCTGACAGTACCAAGGAAACCAGAGTTACCTGTAATTGTAGCTGTACCTGTAATATGTACAGTACCCTCCAGAGAGGTTGCACCACTAACCCTGACAGTTCCTAAGAAGCCTGAGTTACCCGTAGCAGTAACAGTGCTAAGAAGATTTACTGCGCCACCTACTGATAGTGTAGAGGCTAGTGATACTGCTCCACCAACAGTAACTGTTCCACCAAAGTTTGAATTACCTGAAACAGATACATCATCTTCAAACTCTGCTTTACCTGTGGTTATAAGTGTACCACCAATAGAAGTATTACCAGCTATATCTACTGCACCTGATACTGAAACTGCATCTTCAAAGATTGCTGCTCCAGCTACTGTAACTGTACTTGCAAAGTGTGCTGCTCCTCCTACTGAAAGAGTTGATGCTAGTGATACCGCACCAGCTACCGTTACAGTACTTCCAAAGTTTGCTGCACCTCCTACACTAAGAGTAGATGCAAGAGATACTGCACCTGTAACACTAAGTGTACCACCAATAGAAGTATTACCGCCAACGGCCAAATTACCACTGACAGATACATCTCCATCATAAGTAATTCCTCCAGCAGCAAAGAGCGTTCCACCTACTGAAACATTACCCCCTATATCTACATTGCCGCTTACAGATACACTATCTTCAAAGATGGCTTTTCCGGCCACTGTAACGGTGCTGGCAAGATGGGTAGCCCCACCTACCGAGAGAGTAGAGTTAAGGCTCACAGCCCCTGCTATGGTCACTGTAGAGGCAAAGTTTGCTGCACCTCCCACACTGAGGGTTGATGCAAGGCTGACTGCCCCGCCTACAGTTACTGTACCACCAAGATTTGTATTACCACTTACAGATACATCATCATCAAATGTGGCGGCTCCTGTGGTCATCAGAGTTCCACCTACTGAGGTGTTACCTGCTATATCCACATTACCTGATACGGATACACTGTCTTCAAATATTGCAGCCCCTGCTACCGTTACTGTTGAGGCCAGATGCGTTGCACCTCCAACACTTAATGTTGAAGCAAGTGATACCGCTCCTGCTACTGTAACCGTGCTTGCAAAGTTAGCTGCCCCGCCAACACTAAGGCTGGATGCCAGACTTACTGCACCGCCAACTGTTACAGTACCTCCTAGTCTGGTATTACCGCTTACACTTACATCATCTTTAAATGTTGCTACACTACCAACTGTAAGTGTAGATGCCAGTGACGTTGCAGATGCTACTGTTAGTGTTCCATTTATATTTATATTACCGCTGACTGATACTGCATCTTGGAAAGTAGCTGCACCAACAACATTGAAAGTACCACTTACTGATACATTACCACCAACATTTATAAATCCTGATACGGAAATGTTTGTGGCAATACCAAGTTCAGCTTCTACGTTTGTAAGATTAGAACCATCACCATAATAAAATGCAGCAGTTACATTACCAACTACATTCATATTACCGCTTACTGATACATTATCTCTAAACTTTGCAATGCCTCCTACACAAACAGAAGAAGCAACATCTAAACGTCCACTAACTGATACATCATTATCAAACTCCGCTTTGGAAGTAAAGGTGGCTGCACCAGCCGCTGCAAATGTTCCACCAACTGAAACATTGTTTTTAAGTATTGCTGCATTCTCTACTGTAACTGTAGACTTAAATGTTGCAGCCCCTACCGCTGTTACTGTACTTTGTAGTTGTGTTGCACCTGATACAGTTACTGTACTGGCAAACTGTGCGGCCCCTGCAACTGACAGACTTGACTGTAGATGTGCAGCACCAGCAACTGTGGCAGTACCACCTACATAAAGATTACCACCTACCGTAGCATTGCTTACTGATATGTTACCAGCAATCGTTGCAGTTACACCACTAAGGTTTGAGCCATCTCCAAAGAAAGAACTTGCACATACTTTATCATCTACATGAAGGTTTCCATCCAGAGATACTGACCCATCTACTCCTAATGCACCAGTAATCTGTACTGCATTGGTAGCTACCTTCAGGGCAGTGTTAACACCATCACCTGTCTGAACTGCTTTCAGAGAAGTGTCTACACCAGTATTGCTAGTTGAAGAACTAACAAGTATAATCTGCTTATATGTATTTGATATTAGTTGACTTGTTAAATCGCTCATATTAGATTCCAATACTTCTCTGTTGATCCCCAAGTTGTACTGGCCTGACTCCATTCAAGATTACGTCCACCTGTATCAGGACGAGGATTAAGAATAGCTGGATTATCTCTTACATCAGGCACATGATTTTGAGGATGGTTCTTCAGATCAAACTGTCCTTCAAAGTCTTCTGGGCATACCAGCATCCCATAACTGTTCATTTGCATTACACGATGTGGATAGACAAACCCACATACATCGCACATAGCCAGTGCATTTTTAGTGGTAGCCACTATATATACCTTAGTCTTGGACGAATAAACATAGAGGCTCTTTCTCTGTCTTCTTCCATTGCTCTCATAAGAAGTTCTTCATAGTTTGCCTTTAACATCATAATTCTATTCTCAGGAACTCCCGGTCGTTTCATTGACATATAATAAGCAAGACCACATGTAAGGCATGGTAAAAATCTTTTAGGTAAATCTGCATTTTGTATAGCAGACTTATTTACATCCTGAAGCTCAGAAATAATTTCCATCTTCAAAACATCTGTAGAATTATCAGGAAGGGGCCATACAGACAGTACAGGGTTATCTCTTTCTCTACGTATAGAGTATTGATTGGGACGACCTGTCTGTGTCTTATTAGGAATAAGAAGATACTCTTCAGGAGTAATGCGCTCAAGCTGTATATCAGTACTGTCTCTGTTAAGAACAACTTCCAGAGCATCTATAGTAGAAGATGCAAGAGAATAGGTTGTAGTACTGGCAGCTACAGTTACACTGGAAACAGAAGTAGTCCAGAGAAGCACACCCCTGTTCTGCCAATCTTTAAGCATGAGATTAATAGAGCGACGTGCAGAAGCAGATTCGTGACCAAGAGTATCTTCACCCCCGATCATTTCCGTAGCTTCTTGTATAACCTCATCTATGTCAAGGTTAAAATCATATGTTCCTGATACTGCCATTATGTTCTAAACCTTTTTGTTTTAGCTGCTATTCTTTTTGGCTGCTTCACGAACTGCTTCCCGGCAGCAGTCCCTTTTTTCTTT